ATATACTATACTTGATGTATATAACAATTATGTAAGCTCAATAGATGCTACACAAGAAGCTCAAAAAGGCACTAAAACAAAAGGAAGAAAACTAACTCAATTTTACACAGGCTTTCAAGATAAAGAAACTAACTCAGTTAAGTATGAAAAAAAATTAAAATACTTAACTAATGAATATCATTTTTCAATAGACCCGTTAGTTTGTATACTTCCTAAATTACCAACATCTACAAAATTACATGACTCAGAAAATAAAGTAGTGAAATGGCCAAACGGTAAGGAATCTTACCCTATGGGAGTTGTATGGAAAAATGGATTTCATCAAAATATTGGAAAAGCACTATCTACAGGTATATTGAGAGGAGAAACAGATGATATTTTAAATATTATGGTATCTGTAGAGTATTTACAATCAGAAATAGACAAGATAGTAGATGCTTCTAAAGATTCAGATCAAAATGAAAATAATGATATGGTTAGCTTAATGAAAACGGTATTAAGAGCTATGTCGGATGCTATGGGCGGAATTAATGATTTAGATTTATTTTATGATGAGCAAGACGATCTTTTTTATGTTGTAGATAGAAAAGTTACTCCAAAGGTGAAAAGTATTATTCCAACTTTATCTCTAACAGGTACTAAATCTACAATCTCAAGTTTAAGTATTGATAGTAAAATAAGTTCAAACATTGGGAATATGGTATCAATAGCAGCTCAAGGAACAGGAGGACATACAAAAGATAGTATTGGACCACTATTACAATGGAATAGAGGATTATTAGATAGACACATAATTCATAAATCTCAAAAAAATACTATTGGAGGAGAAGAAATAACAGAAAAAAGAGAAAAACCAGAAGATAGAAGACTTAAAAAATGGATTGAAGATTATTATGAGTTCTGGGAAGAATTTAATGGTGAAAATTTTGCTGATAATGGAGACTACGATAAAGGGGCAATAAGTAATATTAAAAACTACCATAAAGAATTTTGTAAAAGATGGGTAGTTGATATCTTAATACATAACGAAGAAAATCCAATCCCCGCCCCAGGAGTAATCCCAGTGGAACTATCCTTTACTTCAATGGGAATTGCAGGATTAAAAATAGGTCAAACATTTAAAATAGAAGAAGGTATTCTACCTCAAAAATACAGTACAAATTTTGGATACATTATAACAGGATTGGCACATTCTATTGATAATGGAAAGTGGACTACTGATGTTAAAACTCAATTTTACAGTTTGACTCCACCCACACCAGAAGAAGTAAAAGCAGTAGCAGAGAAGCAAGAATGCTCTACTGTAGAATACAGTGATACAAGTAAAGATAGTACTACATCAGCAGAAAAATCACAAGCAGAAGAAGCAGAAGCTACTAATATAGACTCTACAAATGTTGATTACGATGCAATTAAATCCTCAGTTACAAGTAAAGGTTATAAATGGGATGATAGAGATTTTGCTTTAAATATTGTAGGTATTAGAAACTACAATAATATTAAGGACGGTAAGTTACAATTAACAAATAAATTTGATGATATTATGACTATTTCTTGGAAAGAAAACGGAGTAAAAAAATCAGAGAAGTTTTCTTGTACAACAGATCCAGGTAGGTACTGGTTAGTAGATAATCCAAATTCAAGAGGTACAGCTATTTTAAAAGAAGGTCAACATTTAAATTCTCATGGATTTGGAACACATAAAAGAAACCCTCCTTCATACCCTGCATTAGTTCAAATTAACCCGGTTACGGTATGGAGAGATCGAAATGGAGATTCTTTTTACGATTTTACAAATCCAGAAAGAGGTAATTACGGTATTAACATACATAGAGCAAGCCCTAGCAGGAAGAGTAGACAAGTTACAAAATGGTCTGCAGGATGTCAAGTAGTAGATAAAGCTCAAAGCTTAGATAGAATTTTAGAAATAGCTAATCAAGCTAAAGATAGGGTAGGACAAAGACAGTTTACCTATACTCTTATTAATTCAAATGATTTAACAATATAATATATGTATTTACCTAAAAGCCAATACTGCTTAAAATCAATAGAAGAGTTAGGAACCTTTAATTTAAAAGTTAGTGGTAGAGAGCAAGATAAAAATAAAATAGAAAGAATAAAAAACACCTTATTTAATCAAACTACTAAGGTGGTAGTAACAAGCTTTGGCGCTATCTACAGCACTCTTGGTGTTAATTTAGAAAAAGGAGATTTCTCTAACGCAACAGAACTAATATCAGAAGATCCTACAACATCACAACCTACACTAAATACTCCTGGTAATTCAGGAAGATCTTCTAACAATAGGTTAAAGTCTATAAAATTACCTCCTACATCTAAAGATAGAGACAATGGAGTAATGAAAAGATACTTCTATAAAAACAGAGCAACAGGTAACTGTAAAGAATTAAACAGAGCTCAGTATATTAATAATATTAACTCTAGATCTAAACGTGATAAAATAGCCGCAATAGAGTGGTATATAAAAGGTCCGGTAAAAGATCAAATGATAAACGGTTATTTTTTAGAAGGAATAGAGAGCAAAAATTTAAAGTCAATAGAGTTACTTAAAAAAGAACTTCCCGGGGCAGAAAAACTTTTACTTGATCCATTGGAGTACGTAAAAAATGAAAATATTGTAGAAGCTACCCCAATATTAGATCAAGATAAAGATATAATTATACCTTCACCAGGAAAAAGGTTGTAGATACGAAAATTTTTCGTATATTATTAAAAAGGTTTTACAAGTGTTTTATATAGTAGAAGAAGAATCAAAATTATCTTCGTTAGAAGGGTTAGTTAAATTAGGTTGTTATGTAGAGGTAATTCCTGCTAATGACCTATACCATCCACGACTTAATGATACAGTTGCTGTTTATATAAGAATGATAAACAGTAAACATGGGTACATTATTCCTATTAATCATGACGAAGGACTGAACGTAGATAAGAATCGTATCTACAGTATGCTTTCTAAAGCAGGTAAACTATATACATTAAATAAAAAAAAACTGCTCTACTACTTTAATTTACAGGAAGCCATAGACATATCTCTACTCTATTCTATGGTAGAGTTTAAAAGATTAGAAATACCCGGGGATACTTCAACTATAAATTACTTCTATAATCGATACAGCGATAAGAGAGATTTAAACAGTATTATACCTATAGCTAAACTATACGAACGAAGTGAGAATATCTACGAAAGTATAAAAAAAGTAATAGATTTAGAAATACCATCAGGTTTTAATTTTTATAATAATATTGCTACTAACGTATTCTACCTACTTGAACAATCAGGAGTAGGGATACTGTATGATAGTTTTAATAGTTTATTTAAACCTAAAAATCCCATTCATAACACAGTAGATAATAAAGTTTACACAGAATATAACCTTTATAATAATACATCTAGACCAACAAACACATTCAACTCAGTAAATTTTGCAGCAATACCAAAAGCAGAAGAGTATAGAAAATGTTTTAAACCTCAGAATGATTTTTTTGTAGAATTTGACTTTGACGGGTACCATTTAAGACTTCTAGCAGAACAATTAGACTACCCTCTTACAGAAGAATCAGCACATAAACAGCTTGCTAAGTATTATTTTGGTAAGGAAGAGATAACAGAAGAGGAGTATGCTAAAGCAAAACAGATTAATTTTCATGCAATTTACGGAAAAATACCTGAAGAACATAAGAATCTAAAAATATTTAAAGAAATACAAGAATATATTGATGCTATGTGGAAAAGCTTTCAAGAAGGGGGTTATGTCTGGAATCCTCAATCAGGTAAACACTTTACTCAAGAATTAAAAGATATGAATCCAGCAAAATTAATGAATTATATGATGCAATCGTTGGAAACTTCAAATAATATCATTATATTAAAAGATATATTAAAGTACTTAAGAAATAAAAAATCTTTTATTACTTTATATACATACGATGCTATCTTATTTGACTTTAGTAAAGACGACGGTAAAGAAACTTTAGCAGATATACAGAAAATAATGGAGAGACAAGGTAAATACCCTGTTAAATTTAAATACAACACAGATTTAGTGTTATAGAACAGCACAACTATTTATATATGATAACAAACACAACAATACCTAAGTTCGATTACGACATCGAACCTTTTTTTACCAGCGAAGATATGAGTAATAAGCTGTTTTGTACTTTTTCAACAGAAGAAGACCTAGATAATGTATTAGGTAATATACAGGAAAGATACAAAATTATATATAATAAGATTTTTGTACTATATTCTAAAAGTCAAGACGAATATATGTGTACATATAATGTTGATTTTGGAAATGTAGGAGCATTTTTAGAAAATACTATATTAGTACATAGAAAAAAAGAAACCAATACACTGTATACTATTAACGCTCTTAATACTTTAATAAAAGAATTAAACGGAGGAGTTCTAGACACAAGTTACAGAATAAACTGGCCTGATTATCGCAACTGCGTATTACTTACCAAAGGTCCAGAATTAAAGAGAGTAAATACAAAGTTATATAAAATTATTGAGCTTTAGTTGGCGATTTAATTTTTTATTCCTATATTAATAATAAGTTATAATTTTAAAATTAGTTATATGGACATTAATGCTATTCGCGCTAAATTAGATGCGCTAAACAACAACGGTCAGGATAAAGAGAAAACTGACTATTCCAAGATTTTCTGGAAACCACAATTAGGAAAGCAAACAGTACGTATTGTACCTTCAGCTTTCGACCCAACTTTCCCTTTTAAGGAATTAAAATTTCATTACGGTATTGGAAAATACCCTATGGTAGCTTTATCAAACTTTGGTAAGCAAGATCCGATTGAAGAGTTTGTAAAAGAGTTAAGAAAAACCAACGAT